CCTCAGCGATGGTTGCCAAGGATACTGCCGCGCCAGTAGCCGCTAAGTTACCGTCTTTAGCTGTAAATTTAGCTTCGGCCAAGGCTTTGTATACCAATCGGTTGATACCGCGTTTTGCTTGCGCTGCGTACAAGGATGGGATGCGCGTTAATGCGCTCAAGTCATCGTTCACGATCATTTGACGTGTGAAGCTGAACCCACGACCGTATGTTAATACTTTCGTTTTAGCGGATCCTTCTGTCAATTCGTCTTGAACGAATTCACCGTTCTCTTTGATTTCAAGCAAGGAACCCGCTTCGGATAAGCGGTAACGAGTTGCTTCTTTAAAATCTGTATTAGAACCCACTGTAGTGAACTGCTCAAATGTTGTTTGCGCAGCTTGATATCCTTTCGCCATGGACTTATTAGCGGCAGCAGATAAGATACCCGGTAAGGAACTTGTACCAGTTAATGCCGCACGCAGCAACTCTTCTTCGCCCATGCGGTGAGTATTTGCCACGCCTTCACGCGCCAATACCTCTTCAAACATAGAACGTACACGCATACCGCGTAACTCTTGTGCACCTGGTGCCACGTTCTCTAATTGAACCCCACCACGTAACAAGATTGCATCGGACATAGCATCACGATACTTATCTTCTTCTTGTTGGCCCATTTCGAAATTAGCCTTAGGCACTTTGCGCTCTTCTACGATTGCAAGTACACTGCGTTGTGCTTCAGCTAAACTAACTCCGTTGTTAATGTAATCAGTCGCGTTCACTCCAAAATGGCGGCATAATTCACTGATATTGGAAACACGTGCACGTTCTTCTTCAATTGCACGAATTACCTCTTCTGCACCGCGCGCATTGTCTTGCGGAACTTCTGTACCAGCTACTGGTGTAGCGGATGGCGTCTCGCCGTGACGTTGTTGGTCAGTGCCAACTTCATTGTTTTGGTTTTGCTTTTCTCCCATTTCTGAAATCTCCTCTTCTTGAACAATGGAAACCACATTAAAATCATTTAGTGAACGATTGACGCCCACTGTTGTATCGGCAGGGGCCGATACGATAGATATCTCGTAGGGCTCCCACTTTGATGCCACATAGCAAGGGCCTTTGATTCGCCCTTGAGCAAAGCTCTCATCTATGTGTACATCTGTATACTCACCTACTCGATATCCCACGGATACCCCTTTTAGAGTTCCAGATTTAACTTTATTAAAAATACTATCGGCGAACTCATCATCGTCGAAGGTAACCTCTGCATAGGCTCGATTATCTTCAAGCCATGCACGCTCAATCTTGCCAATTACCTTGTCACGGTCGTGATTAAATAACAGGCATCCTAATCCGTCCTGAAAGCGTTGCATGTTCATTGCGGTTTCATCAACGCAAAGCACTTCCGGACCGAACCACCGTTCGTAGGGTGTTTCCGATGCGAAGGAAAGTGTCATCGTTCGACTGTCATCGTGAACTTGGATTTCGTCGACGACAATCTCACGGGTCATGTCATTCTTGTTCTTCGCTGTTCTTGTCATCCAAAACGGCTGCTTCTTCATTGGTATCATCTCCTTTCTCTGGAATCACACCGTATTCTGCATACAGTTCTTGTTGTAGTGCCATCTCTTTAACCCTTTGGCGCAACACATCTTGCCAATCTTCGCCACGGCTAGCACAAACGCTAGCTAGTGTGGTTTGCCCCGATTCCATGGCAATCTTGTTAGCATTAACTTCTTTTACTGGGTCGATCCAAGACCAACCCGGTAACGTCCATGTGTGCTTGAGGTATTGCGCCTTATTCACCCAAAAGTCAGGGATAGCAAGTTTGCCAGATGTAACACTTGCCACCACTATTTCCTCGTATACCGCATCTAAGAAATGGTCAATTAAGAACCGTTGCATTCGTTGATAAGTCTTTTGGTCTTCTAAAAGACCTTGGCGAGCGCTTGAGTAGTTAACTTGGCTCATGTCACGGCTAACCGCTTCATAGCTAAGTCCTTGTCCTGCCGATAACAACCGATTGTAGATACTTGCCATTTCACGCGTATTTGTTGCTTGCCCATTTGGGATAACTGACTGCACATCGTCACCGGGTAGTAATTCATACACCATGCCAGGCGATACTCGCATACGACCATATCGATCAGTTTCCTTTTGCGCTGTAGGAGCTCTCCCCATTGTTGGCGTCAACGGTTCTTGACGCTTAATAAATATGGAAAGCGACGCAAGGATTTTCTCCTTGATAGACACCGTATTCATGAAATCTTCTGCATCTGCTACCCGGGATACTGCCACCGCCATTGGTGGCATTTCGCGAATTTGTGAAGGCATCGTCTTTTGCCACACCGCTATCACATCGCTTGCCGGCATCCGTTTAGTACCTCCAATGTCCCAGCCATCCGGCGATAATTGTTTGATATGGTAGGCAAGTGGTTTGCCGTAAGCATTCACCTCTACGCCACCAATAATCGTGGCGCCTCGGCTTGCGTAACTATTCCAATAGTCGCCATCGAGGTCACTGACCTCTCGTGCCTGCAATTGAAATGGTATATTACCATCTCCGCCTCGAACTTTGACGAATAACATACCACCGTCAACAACCATTCGACGCACTAGCATATTGCAAATCTCAAGGAAACTTTGACTACCTGTGATATCACAGTTAGCCGGCTTTTGCCATTCGTCGAATAGCGCTTCAATCTGCGCATTCAACTCTTCATCTCCAGTATCTGCTTGTGGTAGGAATCCACTGCCTACCACATTACGCGTGTATGCGCCGATTACAGAGTTCGCGATGTCACTATTTCGTTCAAGATCACGAACCTTACGGCGAATAATCTCACGGCTGGCGCTATTAATATGCTCCGCGTTTCCATCGACCGACACCCACCCTTCATGCCGACGTTGAGGGCTCGCCCCATCGTAACCATATCGAGCCATCATGTGCTTTTCAGCAGCTTCTTTACTAAATATTGATAGGAAGCGCTCCCACAATGTCATGGGCGCCCTAATCTCTGTAGAAGGTTGCAAGATACACACCCCTTTCTGCATTCGCATATTTAAGGGCAAGGGCAAGTTCACGCTGTAACTGCCGTCGCTCACGATAGAGCGCCATAAGGTCGGCACGTTTTAGCATTCTATTGCCAATCCTGTACTCTTGCCCCCCTTGTTCTACTTTCAAAATCGCATCATCTAACTGCTTGATGCGATTCTGTAACTGCTCAATCTCGTAGTCAAAATCAGCAGTTTCAAATTCTTCACTCATAACCAGTTATCTCCTTGATCAGGTATAAAATCCTTGCCTTCTGTTGGCGGTGGATCACGTCTACCGTTTTCACCTGGTGCCACATCGGCAGGTTCTTCTAAGTATCTGACTTGCAATAAGTCAGCCGCGCAAGCAGCATATACCTCTGCATCGAGATAGTGATTGGCGGCATGTGCCGTCTTAGGAACCCACGATTCAACACGTCTTCCGCCTTTCACAATATTCACCTTGTGTTCAGATGTGACTTGTTCTGCGTAATCCATATCACATCCGTTGTAGACCATCCATGAACCTCGCCCCATTGGTCGACGCAAGTAGCTAGCAATCATATTCTTGTAGGCATCACCGTTGACGATATATAAGGCCTGTCCGTGTGTCATCTTGCCCGGGCTATCAATGCTTGACCGTTTGTATCGTCCGACAGATTGGGTCGATGCACCTTTCACCGGCACCGCCCAGCCACCACTCATCAAGCAGAAGTCGTAAACCTCATCTGTGTTGTAACCAGAGTCAACGCAACATAAGTTCACCTGCCAACGCAGTTCACCATCTTCATCTGGCCAAAAGCGGTTCATAATCAGGTCAATCTCTGCGAATGACTCCGCCCATCCATGCGCTATGTTTTGAGATGTGAGGTTATAGCCCCACGCTCTAACAGTCCAATAGAACCCATACTTTTGAACGTCCACCCCTGCCGTAAGGACTTGCGCCCACGATGGCACTACACCCTCAGGGATATCGGTTTGCTTTTCCATCACAATACCGCTATCGAGTGTACTTGCTTTATCTTCCCACGGCTCACCGAGCCATGAGTTAACAAAGTTCATTAAACTTTCAGGGTCTTCTTTGGACGTTAAAAACTCCACGGCTACCTTTCCGAAAGTTAGCCATGGAGAATATATTGAGTTGATGTGAAATGCCACTGACGCCGCTTTTCCTTGTACTGTATTGAGGGCTTGCCATTTGCCCTGCTTGAGCATTTGTGGTTTGTGCCTATCATCAATCCTCCCCTTGCAACTTTCGCATTCGTAGTAGGCTTGGTATCGTACCACTGTTGGATCTGATTCGCCGTTTTCATCTTTTGGCCATTTCAGCTGTGGGAATTTCAAGACTTGCATCGCGCCACAATGTGGGCACGGCACTTTGAATTGATAGCGCACATCGGCGGATTCGTAGGACTTGTAGATTGCCCCTGTCTTAATGGTAGGGGTAGATACCTTCACAATCTTTGCAATAGGCCAGTTCTTTGTACGCTCTTCGGCCAGCTTAATTGGATTTGCCTCTTTACCACTCCATAACGGGTACTTATCTATTTCATCCAGTAATATGATAGGCACGGACCACGATGCCAATTCAGATGGCGACCGCGCCGATGCAATCGATGCGAAACCGCCTAGGAATTTAATTAGCTTAGGTTTTGAGCGCATGTCTACCTTCTTGCCAAAAATATTGGTATTGCTTCGGAACATCTTCTTCAATCGTTCATCCGAGAAGTTGATGCACAGTTCGTCATCGGGCAATACATACATCACACGTGAGGGCTTTTGGTCGATGGTATAACCTAACATATTAATGAGTGCCTCCGATCCCCCTATCTGCGTGCACTTGAGTATAGTAATTTCACGTATTTGTTCGTCGCTAAACACGTCCATGATGAATCGCATATAGGGAACCGTAGACGTATCCCACATGCCCGGGCGGCTTGTTTCTTCACTGCTCATATTGCGGTAGGTATCCGCCCACTCCGACACGGTGATTTTCTTCGGCGGTTCGAATAAGGAAAGGCTGTCAGACAATGCCTGCCTTAGATTGTGGCGTGCCTCAGCACTATAACTTCGCTCTTGCAATTGCTTTCAACCCCTTTTCTACTTCTCTTTCCACCAAATCCGCCACATCATAGGCGCATTCTGGATATGTTGCGTGCAAATCTTGTAAGACCTTTTGCTTGATATTTAGTAGGCCTGTTTTGACGATTGAAAACAGCTCCTGCACATCCTGCCTGATATCATCGATTGCCACATACTCGCCAACCATGTTCTTTCGCTTTAATTCTTCCATGTCAGCACGTGCTTCGCGATATCGAATATCCGCCTTTTGCTTTTTTGCTTCCAGTCCTTCAGGAGAGTTGTCTGTACTGAATCTCCAATCCATAACCTCACGTAAGTTGTACCATCCCTTTTTGACCTTGGGGCACCCCTTCTTTGACCAGTCATTAATAGTTCTTACGGTGACCCCAAAAACAGCGGCAGTTACTTGCGCCGATGCGATTACTTGTTCATTTTCAACAACGATTTCGTTTTTCTTTTGTACTGCCACTCGATCACCCCCTCCTAACTATCCTTGCGGAATCAAAAATTGAACAAAAATTTGAGTGAGTTTTCGCGGTTCGAAGCTACCCGCATGACGCCAGCCCTTTGGGAAGTACCTTTCTCACTCGCTCTCATTTAAGAATGCCATTCTCAACTGCTCTTTTTCTTCCATTTGTTCGAACAGTTATTTGATGATTTCCCCTCATGAGGGTAGTAGGTGCCGCATATGACCGGCACACTCCATCGATGTGTATGGCATTCGCTTTGCACCACCCCTTGCAGTTATTAAGGCACTGCTTCTTGTTACAATGCACGTCAGTCATACGTGCACCCCCTTTCAGATATTAAAAAAGGACACTACTTGAGTGCCCATGAAAAAACCGCCCAATCACTCAGGCGGTCGTTTCAGTATATTAACTGTCTATGTAAAGGAGGAATTTAACCTTTTTTTACAGTACTAGTATAACACAGTCAATAGGCTCGTTATGGCTCATTTTTTAAAATTTTAGGCTCATTATGGCTCATCTTTTGCCAGTTTACAATATTCTTCCAATGCCTCCCGGTGTAATCGTTTTACATGCCCCCACGAATATTTGACATGATTCGATAGTATCTCTCTCCATGATAGGTTATAGATATACCGACTTGAAAGGATCGACCGATGTGCTTGCTTGGGTAAGCTTTCAATTTTAGTGATAACCTCATCCCGTACCCCCAAAAGCTCGTCCCACTTCCTCTCATATTCCTCTCTGATGTCGAGGAGCTTTGCAACTGTATCTGAGTGGTCATGTTTAATGCCTCCCATAATCGGCTCCTTGTCATATCGTACGGCGCCTAATATGCCTAGGCTTGATTCTATCTGTGCCAACTGGTACTCAATCCGTTTCAGCTCACTAGCTATTTGCCTAAGCCTTGCCAATTCCTCCGGCACAGCCGTGCGTTCTTTTCTTGCTATCAATCTATCACCTCATTTCTTGATGCGGTACGGACAATCTGTTGTAAACTCATCGTATACCGGCACGGACGCGTGAATGAATGCTGTGCGTAAGTCGCAGTTCTTAAAATCCTCTCTCGTGCAGTTCGTACAGGATCCTCCAAGTGCATGGTCTACGATAATCCGTAGATACTCCTCGTTTTGCTTATCTTCTTCTTTTGAATAAGGAACTGTCTGCACGGCGGTCACGCTGTAATGGGCTGCCGCTCTTCCGGCTTGCTTTTGCTGCTCTTCGTCTAAATTCGTTCTTATATCTTCGATTAGCCAATCTGCAAAGGTTGCCATCGTGTTGGCTTTCCGTTTTGCTTCGCCAGTTAATTTGAACGACTCAACAATCTCTCTGCACTCAAATGACATGCAGCACAGCATAAGCAGTCGCCTTTTATTTAAGCTATTTAGATATTTGATTGCCATTAATGTATCCCCACAATATGCGTATCAATACACGATTCAAGCATTTGGATGGCAATACTTAATCCGCATTCGTATTGCTCCACACTATGTAGCACAACGTGCGTTAATTTTTTGTCTGATGCAAGTCTTCTGCTTATATCCTTTAGAATAGACACGACCCCCACAATTTCTTCAAGCATGTCTTCATATCGAGTAACACCCCCAAGGTCCTGCTCATAATCATCATATTTTCTTAATCTAGCCATTACTTTTTCAGCCGCTTCTGTTTCTATACGTAATCTCGACTCAAATTTCACCAAATCCATATAAGGTAAACCTTGATATAAATCATCTTCGGATTCTGGAAAGCCAAAACTAATAATCTCACTTAATACTGCAAGTAACACTGATTCTACAATATCAATGCTCTGTTTTAATTGATTTTTCTTGTACTCTGCAAAAAGATCTTGTGTTCTCGCCTCTATTATAAATTTCATTCTTCCAACTCCTTAACTAACCATTCTAAGAATTTAATAGATTTTCTCGCGTCTTGAATTTCCTTATCCTTCTTGCCAAGTCGCATCAAATACTTAATGGCATTTCCTTTACACCAGCCGCGAAACTCTTCGGCAGTTAGTACCGCCCGAATCACGTCTACACTTTCAATGTCCAGTCCAGTCAATTTATAGTGCGGGGGACTGTTCACCATATCTATTACTTCGTTACTCAACACTTCCGCGTTTTTCTCAACACTTTCACTCATTGTATAACTCCTTCCTGTACTTAATCGCCTCTAATAAGGCATCCTGTCCTACTTCTTTTCGTTCAAGCGCTCGCATTACTTGTTCATCCATAGTATCTTTCGCCACTAAGTGATGAACGATAACCGGCTCTTGTTGCCCTTGGCGATGTAGCCTTGCGTTCGCCTGTTGGTACTGCTCAAGGCTCCACGTGAGTCCGTACCATACTATGATATGTCCGCCAGCTTGTAGATTCAGTCCATACCCTGCGCTTGCTGGGTGCGCTAATAACATTTGTATATTACCCCGATTCCATTCTTCTACATCTGCGTCCGTCTTTAGTTCTACAGATTTAGGGAATGCTTCCTTAATTGACTCCAAATCGTGTTTAAAGTTGTAAAATACAAGGATTGGTTTCCCCCCGTTCACCTCAACCAGCTCTTTCAATCGTTCAATCTTTTGACGATGTATCACGATGGCCTCGCCGTCTTCGTTGTAGATTGCTCCGTTCGCCATTTGTAGTAGCTTATTCGCTACCGCTGCCGCATTGAGTGCGCTTATCTCCTCATCGACTAAGGTTAGAATGTGCGTTCTCTCCATTTCACGGTATATCTCTCGTTCTTTGTCGGTGAGGTCGATCATGATTACATTATCTATCCGATCAGGTAGGTTCAAATAATCCTTAGCTTTTAGGCTCATACAGATGTCTTGTATCTTGCCGTATACCGTTTCGTCAGCGCCTTGTTGTAGGCGGTAACTATACACGATATGCCCGTTTGTCTTATCGGGTCTAAAATACCTTGTTCTGTATTCTGTAATAGTCTTACCTAACCGCTCTCCACCATCTAACAGGTACATCTGCGCCCATAGGTCCATGAGTGTATTCGGCGCTGGTGTGCCTGTGAGTATAACGATTCGTTTGAACAGAGGTCTCATCTTGCGCATTGCCTTGAATCGTTTTGCTTGCGGATTTTTAAATGATGAACTCTCATCTATGACCAGCATGTCAAAGGGGAACTGCTTCTTCTTAGTCAAATATTCATACAGCCATTGCACATTTTCACGATTCATAACATAGATATCAGCTTCACTTTCCAGCGCCTGTATTCGATCATTCGCACTGCCTAAGATTGATGCAACTCGTAGATGTTTCGTTTGGTTCCATTTCCTTGCCTCTTGCGCCCACGTCGACTCAGCGACCTTCTTAGGGGCAATGATTAGCACCTTTTGCACGTCGAAAGAATCGTACATAAGTTGTTCTATCGCGTATAATGTAGATATCGTCTTTCCGAGGCCCATATCTAGTAACAAGCCGTAGTGGGTATTGGCCATAACACGCTCAATGGCAACTCTCTGATACTCATGCGGGATGAAATTCATTGCACTTCATCTCCGCCAATACTAATAACTCTTGCGCCTCTACCTTAGTAGATACGAGTAATACCTTGGCACCTCTCTGCCTCAATCTTGCTATCTGGAAAGCTTGCGTGTGTGAAAGTCTACCCGTTTCCGATTTTAGTTCTACAAATACCACGTCCCCGCCTGGTAGTACAACAATACGATCCGGTACACCGTCATTTCCTGGGGAAACAAATTTCATATATATACACCCTAGTTTTTTTAGTTCTTGCCCAAGCCATCGTTCTAATTCTTTTTCCATCGTCTATTCTCACTCCTTCCAAATCGTCCTAAAAATAATCGGACACACCCGCAAACCATTGGTATCACTGGGCTCACCGGTTTAGCGTGTCCGACGTGTCCGATTTTCAGCCCATATATATATATACGCGTATTTGCGTTTTTTACGTGTATATATATACTCCTATTTTTTATTTTTTTATTTATTATAAATAATTGGACACACCGGTTACAGCAACCCACAACTACAGTAGTACCAATACTTTACAGGTGTGTACGAGGGTGTGTCCGATCGTGTTTAGCGTGTCCGATTATTGCCTTATATCAACACTCACTCATGTATAGGGTTGTATGTTTATTCTTTCAAACATTTATACGTCCGTATAATCGGACACGCGGACACACCTCGTCATTCTCATTTACATTAGCGCAATGGCTCCTCACGAACAAACGCTCTTTGAGGACCGTATAGCTTTCCGAATCGTATCTTCCCAGTTCCATTCGTGTAGGGAACCCAACCTGGAATCGCTTGTAAAACGTCCATGATTTCACGGGCTTTAGCATTTAACAGATTCTTCCTATCCCCCTCTAACAGTTCGCACCATATCTCCAGAGGGCACACGCGTTCCCGCAATCGGAATCCACTGGCTTCGGTCTCGTCGTATTCACGAATATATTCACGCCTTTCATGGAGTTCGTAATTCTCCCAATCAGCAGGTAGTCGCATACTCAAATACTCTTCAATCAGCCCCATCAGCTCTCCGCCTTCCGTATGTGACATTTGCACACGCATCGCTTCTTCTGCAACGGCGCCCTCAAGCACTAAAGATTCACCTTCGGACCAATAATAGAACGCCTCCGACCATATTTGGTCGATTTCTTCGTCCGTAATATCCCACGAGTTCGCCGTCTTTCTATCCTTATCTCCAGTGATTGGCCAAAAACGACGGTTCCCTGTTCTGTCTTTTAAGAACATCAAGTTATTAGTCGACCCTGCGAAAACGCACTGGCGAGGGTATTCCTCGGTGCGCCTGCCATAGGGTGAACGGAAACGATCCGATGCACGACTTATGAAAGCCTTAACGATTTCATTTTCGTTCTTAAACGTAGGCGCTAGCTCTCCTAGTTCTATCACCCAAGAGCCTTGTATCTGCTCCATAGTATCTTTGGTTTTAATGTCGACTAATGAGTTATTAAACCAACCCTTGCCTAGCTTCTCCAGAATCAAAGACTTTCCCAGCCCTTGCGATCCATACAAAACAATAGCAGTATCGAACTTAATACCAGGGTGCATGACTCTGGCCACTGCTCCACATAACCATTTGCGCGTAGCTGCTCGAACGTAAGGCGTATCTTCTGCACCTAAATATTTTATGAACAGTTCATCAAGCCTGCACTCACCATCCCATTTGACGCTGTGCAAGTAATCACGTACGGGGTGAAATTTGTTATCTTGCGTCACTTCTTGGAGTGCATCGTCGATAATGCCTTTTCCTTTAATACGAAATTTCGTTGCAAAGTAGTTCCTAAGGCATGCATCGTCGGTATCTGTCCAGTATAAAGAACTATTTTTCGTTCTCCACGGCAAATCCCCCAAGACTGTCAAACGGTGCGCGAACTCATCTAATCCTACCTTTCCCTTGAGTTCAGGGTCACATTTTAGAATTAAAAGACAGTTATAAGGATCTGACTCAGGGATGCCCTGTTTGGTCCGCTTGAGCTTCGATAAGAAATCCGTATCTTCTTCCTCAATGTCGTCAAAGTCCATGTCCTGCATCCGCTCTTTGTCGAGCAAAATAGCTGCTGCACCGTCCTCGTTGGCAAACTCAATCATAGCTTTGTAGCTCGGTTGTTCAGTGATTTTGAGTGAATCGTTCTTGTCTAGGTCTCCGAACTTATGGAGCCGTACTAAGTCGAAGGCATTCACCAGCTTACCGCCTACTGGGTCTGTCGCATGGTTCGAGTAGGCGAATGTGTCATTGTCGTAAATCACTAAACCGCCTACCGTGCTACCGGCAGTATACGTATATCGACCTTCCACTTGTGTCGGGGTGTATACCTCTGGTAAAAACTTGGCAATGGCTTCCGTAATAGAGTAGCATCTGCAGAATGCACCGAGTAATCCTTTTTTCTCAAGCGGGTTTCCCTGCTTATGTGCATCCGATAGTCTAACTGCGGACTCTTTCTTGGAGATTGGCCAAAAACTAGTATCTCGCCAATCATGATAGGTCGCAAGGTACGCATCCACACTAACGAGGTCGCCCTCGCCATGCTGGTATACGTATTCTGCGTCTTTGGGGCATGATGGCCAATACATAAGGCGCTCTGCTTGGTGAGTAGAACTATCGAACATCTCGATACCAATATCATCAGCCATACGCCGTGATACCGCTTGGAACTCATCCGGTGACATCGCTCGATCCACAGGAACGATGATGCGATAACGTGGGTTTTCCTTCGTGTAGCTATGGGTGGAGTACAGGACGTACTCCTTTCCCCCTAAGCACATATCAAGGTCAAATAGGAAGTCTTCTGATGGGCTATCGGCATCTAGTGTAATTAAATACCTCTCCTTCACGGCACCGCGAACACGGCGACCATTTTTGGGGATGTAGCCGCCAACGAAACCGCCTACGTCCTTTTGCGCACCCTGCGCCGACTTTGACATCTTCGCATATTCTGCTACGGTTTCGTTCGTAACAGTAGGCGACGATAACCGCTCGGCGAGATTTTGCCAAGTCATCTTTTCAGATTTCCAGTTGAGAGATGTGCGACTATGGCCAGTAGCAATAATTATTATATTGTCCATTACGTCGCTCCTCCCAACGCAATATCGCGCATATATGCGCCTGCTGTTAATTTCTTATCCTGCATCCAGGTAAGTACGGCTTGATTGACAGATTTGTCTTCGCACACGCCTTTATTACTTATAATCTTGGCTTGCGCTATTACTTTGAATCTTCCGTCTTCAGGTTTTACTTCAATGCAAGCCACTGGCTTATGGTTTTGGTAAACTCCAACAATCGCACATTCCGCACGTTTCACTCGTTTGATATACGTGCCAACACAGTTTTTGAGTTCGTGCCCTATTGCTATCATTTCATGCGTTGAGCCTACTGGTACGAAAGATAAGCCATTGCAGGTATCTTCCAACCTTTTATGTTGGTCTGTTTGCTGCACAGGAAGATTTTCATTTTTCTCGAAATCCAACATGTGCATCACAGTATCGTGCAAGTCTTTGAGCTGCACCTTGCTAGCCCATAAAAGTTTCTTCTTTTCTCGAGATAATTCGTAGTACATATTCGCCGTATCTCGCAAGTCGCCATAGCTCTTGGAGGATTTGAAGAATAGTAAAGCCTTTCGTTCCCCCCAGTTATGGCATAAGGTCCGCGTGAATTTCGTTAATGGGTCCCTTTCAGATTGAATGCGGGTTAGCGACCATAAGTGGAAGTCATCCGTTTTAGTTGTCTCCGTAATCCAATCGATGAGCGCTTTCTTATAGTCCATCGTCAGTAATAACATATCTACCGTATCGATCAGTTGGGCGTAAAGAAACGGTGACTCAGTCAATAATCTACGGACCCAGCGCACATTTGGTAATTGGTGCCCGTGGATGAGTGCATCAATGAACGGCAAGCCCTTCGCAAGGTCTTTGTAAAACGCATTCACGTTGTTTTTCCCTTGGATAAAATGAGAAAAATAATCTCTGTACTGCGCCCTTAATTTTTGATTAATAGCCGGTCCGTCCGGCGCCACCATTTTCCATGCTAAGTTGTGTAGTAAGTTCACCAATGATCCATCTGGTTCTACCAATTGCACTCCCGATCGGAATGGCTTCACTTTATAACCCACTTTTTTAGATAACTTTTGAAAGAATGCATCTTTCAACACTTTACCAAACTCTTTGAACTTAGGTCTGTGCTCGTAGAGTCTACACTCTTCATGGGCCACTAGCCATTGAATTGGTAATGGATCTAAATGGAAGTCACCCACCTCGCACTCTAATTCATTGACAATATCTGATGCCGTTCGTCGCTTTTGCACTAAGAATACCTTGCGTTTCCTAAAGTCGAAACGGACTACGTCTATTACACGCGGTTTTTGCCCAACCCTCATAATGAGATAATCCGAATCAACCACAATGTAGGAATACTCAAACTTCACATCGAGGATATGACCACGGTCAATGATAGATAGATCAATACTCGTTGGAACCGACTGCGTTCCGTACGCATCGGCGACGTACGATGTATTCATGTTGAGCAATTTACCGCAGTGCGGGCAGTAGAACTTATCCGCGTACGCAGGATCAGGCCCATATACCATCCCCCTATACTTAGTTGGCCATAAGCAGTTGAAGGACTGCTCGCAGTCCACGTGATAGTAGATTGCGGGCGAAGTATCACCGACTTGTTGTCTCCGAATCACGTCGTAGAGCTTACCTACTTGTAATCTAAATAAGGTTTTCATAATTCACCCATTACAACAAATCGTCTAAATCGTCGTCCTCTTCTTCAACTTCTGGTTCCACCACTTCAATAGGCTCTTCTTTTTTCTTCTTCGAAGATTTGCGTTTTGGTTTTTCCTCGACCTCTACAGTTTCGACTACTTTCTCTTCTGCAGACTCATCAGCTTT